ATCTACAGTCGAATGATGCGTTGTGCATCACTAACTTCTTACCAATTAATAGTGAAATAGTTTTCTTTGCAAGGTCATGACAAAGCTTATCATCGATATAAGCGTCTTGTAGTTCGTTGTCCTTGAATATCATAGTAGGCATGTAGTAGCCTTTGCCAACTTCTCCTGATACTGAGAAGCCTATGATCTTACCTTTACGAGGGTTTAGGCTGTTTGTTTCTGTGTCGAATGCAATAATGTCGTGCGCCTTGATGTGTTCAACCATCTCTTTTAGTGTATCGATGGTTTGAACTGTAACATAACTTTTATTCATATACTTGATTAGTCTTTTTTCTCTTCAGTCTTATAAGGAAATAGTTCGTTTAATTTCTCTCGACGGCGATTACAACCGCAGTCTTCTTTTCCCATAGCATGAGCAACTTTTTCTGCTACAACATCTAGACCTGTTGCATGAGTGATTTTGGCTATAGTATCACCTAGTCCTTTTGACTCTTCATTGTTTGTCTTGTTTTTCATCGATTTTCTTTTCTAGTTTTTGAAGTGTATTACCAGCTGATATAGCAATAATATGAATTTGATTCCATATATTGTCTATCTCTTTTTTGAGTGCGTCTATTTTAAACATCTGCCACACTTGGATTAAAAGAAGTACGATCGTCACTTTGTATGTTTAGGATCATAAGGACAGTGTCTACAGCCTGTACCACAACATTGGCCTCTTTCTAGATGAAATTGTTCTGTAAAAACGATCCTTTCACCTTCTAAATAGTAATGTACGTTTTCTATGAACTCTTTTTTCTTCTTTTTTACCATGACTTTGTTGATGTAACTATCATTTGAAACTTAGCAGCGCCATTGTTGACATTTCCTTGATAAGATGTCCAACTAGTACCACCATTTGTTGTAAACCATCCACTAGTATTAGGAACAAGGTTAAAAGTACCACCATTTATTTTTAGTGACGGATATAGTGTCTGAGACGCTGGAGCAGATTCTACACCTGTTGGTGCTTTTCTAACATAGTAACATGCTCCAACTGGAGTTACAGTCACACTATTTCCATAGGTAGGGGCTCCTGTATGATAGTCTGTATCATAACCGAATTGCACTGTTTGTGTACTATTCCAAGTTTCAGCTACAAACGCTATAGGATATTCACCTGTGTTAATAGTGAGTGCAGTATTAGGGTTATTGTTAATAGCAAACTGCATTTCAGTAAAACCAGCTGACACTGCTCTAGTAGCAACTTGAACATCTGTATTACCACGTTTAGTAGCTCCAGGTATGTTGTTGAATATATTGTTATATTCTGTAGATGTTATCTTTACCCAGTCATTTACTGTAGCGGCATTGTAGGCAGCTAAACTAGTCGACAACTGTGCTTTAATTTGATCTGTTGCAGGAGCCGGTGCCGCTGATGATGAAACACTTATACTAAAATACCCTGAGTTATATTGGTTTCGTAACTCAATATGTCCACTATTGTTTGTATTTAGTAGTGTTATAGGCATCTAAAAATAAATATCCTTAGACCTACTTAACTGGGCAGTACCCTGATTCACACTCAGCTAGCTCCATTTCAGACTCTTTTACTTCTACAGATGTAATTGGTCTAACATTCTTAGTCATCTCTAGATACTGAGCTTCTGTAATGGTCTCATAAGGTGCTTGATCAAAGCCATGGCCATGATACAACAAGAACGATACTGTCTTCATTTCATGGCGGAAGTGCTCTTTCAAGTACTTCTTGATGTCTTCGATGTCTTCTTTCTTGTAGTATACAGTACAGCTTACAGAGTTGTCTGACCATTCAGCTTGCATACGACGTACCATATCCATCTGTGTCTTCCAGTCATAATCAGCGGCAACTGGTGTGGTCTCAGGTAGTTTACATGGGAATGATATTACCATAGTAGACTTATCTTCTGAACCATCAAACTTTCTTTGGTACTCGATGTGGTAGCCATGCTGACGACAAACGTCAACTAAAGGTGATTGAGAAGAGATTCTTACACGGCGAATGTAGTATGGCCCTGCTGGGTTTGGGTGAACTCCTGGTGTTACACCTGCTAACAAGCTAAGTGTGCCAGAAGGTTTAACAGTAGTTAGTTTAATACTAGCTGGGAATTTGTGCTTAGCTGAATATTCTTTGTCATATTCACGAAGCCATACGTAAGCGTCTTTTAACCATGAGCGTTGTTCTTCTGTTGCTTGAAGAATACCAGTCATACCGATTCCCATTCTCATGTTCTTGTGAACAATGTTCTCAGTCTCTTTTAAAGAACAATGTAAAGCAAGAGAGTGCTTGTTCATGCGATAGGCAAATGTGATTGCTTCTTTTAGCTCATCATAAGAATTGATGTTAGGTAGATATACCTCAGCAAGACAGCATGTTTCAAAGTTAGCAAGTGATTGCTCTGCGCACGGGTTAAACCCTTCTACTTCTGGGTCTGGATATTGTGTTTCACCAGTACGACCCACTGTTTTAGATAGTTCTAAGTTGATAAGACCATAAGGTTCACCTTGGTTATAAGTCTCCCAGAATTCAGGAAGTAGATCATCAGTGTTCTCTGGTGCTACAATTGAGTTGTTACTCATAGCTCTCCAGTTAGGAATAGAACCAAGGTCCCAACGCTTAGCTTTCAAATACTCGATGTCATCATAGTCACCAATAGAAATTTGTGCAGAACGTCTAACGTTTCCTGCAACAACTACCATACCAATAATGTTCATGATGTCTAGACAGTCAATCGGTCTTAACTTCTTATTAGCACGACCATTCAATATCTTATTGATCTCAGCAATACCCCAACAAAGATCTTCTGGGCCTGATGCTGTACCACCGAATCCTTTAATAGTAGCGCCTTTAGATCTGATCATCATTGTAGAATACGTGAAGCCTTCTCCAGAATAGAAGTGCGCTTTCAACACTTTACCTAATAACTTCACCCAACCTTCACGTGTATCTGGTACGATGAAGTCAGCGTCTTTTACGTCTTTACGTTCTATCTTGACTTTCCCTTTTACTTTAGGTAGTTGATAAACGTTGTGTTTTTGGATATTGTAGCCAACACCTGAACCTAACATTAGCATTTCAAATGCCCATGTGAATGGTCTAATAGGATTGTTAACTGTAACGAATGCACAGTTTTGTAAAGATGGTAGACCAAGCTTATCTACAGTCTTTGTACCAAGCTGCCACATAAAACGACCAGCTGTAGAGAACTTCAAGTTAAGTCTCATTTCAGCGTACCTCTTTTTCTCTTCTTCAGTAAAGCCAACTTTTAACTGCTTGTCTGAAGCATCTAGTTCACGCTGTACAACTTGCCAAAACTCTTCTGTTTTAGAATTAGGATCATCCTCTTTTAGTCTTCTAGCATAAGTTCTTTTAAATGTAATGTATCCAATTTCGCCCCATGGGATAAGAATGTCCTTCGATTCCATTTTTTGTTTTAGTTTTTAAAATAGTTTATATAATAAAGTGGCCTCTAAGAGACCGGTAAGCCTTCTAGTCAACAATATAACCTGTTTCTCAGTCTTAAGTGATGATAGGTTCGATTAAGAACCTGGTAGGATAGAGCCTTTAGAGCTCGTTTGAGTCAAAACAGAATTGCCAGTCTTCTGAATCTGATTGATCTTAGATGTAGTTAGTCTATCAAACTGATTGTTTGAAGTAGTGTTTAATTGGGCAATCTTGTCATTGTACTTTGTTGGAGTAGCTTTAACACGGAAGTTATCTCCTTTGGTTGCCTTTTTAAGTAGATCTATCAAAAAATTCATGTGGGTCTGTTTTTCTCTAATAAATATCGGCTTTAGATATTCAGCTCAAAAAATTTGGATGCTAAATAAGCCTTCTCATCACGGTCTAGACTAGAGCTATACCCTTTGTTGGAGCCAGAGATTGGAGCTGAGGTCTCTATATTTAACTCGTCATCATCTAGACTGTCAGGGTTAATTTCAATTGATCCGTTATTGGTACTGATCTTGGCAGCGTAGGTCATACCGTCCATGCCATAACGATTTTTCATAATATGTATACGGCCTGTACCATTTACCTTGTCTTGTCTTTTTCTAGACAGTGACATAGCAAAGTCTGCAATCATCATCTTGTTATATGAACCTGCTGCCTTGTCACCTTCGATTACATCGTCTTTGGCACCGGCACGGTTAACCTGTGATACTGTCCAGATTGGCACCTTCAATTCTCTTGCCATACCTTTGGTAGCAGTGTAAACGTCGTCGATTGCATCTTTTGGGTCAATTGACTTAGTCTTGCTCTTTAGTAGATCAACATAGTCTATAATAACCAGGTCTGGAGGGTATCCAAGATCACGACACTTCTGGATGTGTGACTCAATAGTATGTGTAGTTGCCTTTCCCATCGGGAACTCTTTAATGATCAACTTACCTTTTACCTTAGACACAGCTTCTTCAATGGCTCCTCTGTGTTTATGCACAGCTTGTACATCGATCCCTGTAAACGGCCTACTGAATTTAAGATAGCTTTCTTGATCTGTTGATTCTTACAGAAACTACTAAACTCTTGCTCTACATACTCACGATCTTCATTAGATGCTTTCAACGATTCTTTTAACTGCTCTACTACTGACACCTTCAACACTTCGTTCTCTATCTTTCTAACTTCAACTTGTAGTGCATCTACAGATGGTGTTGTATGATACTTGTAGTAGAAGCGTAGTATCTCACCTACGATCCATTTGTGAGCTGGATTATCGAACATCTCTGTATCTAAGATATCGTTAATGTTTTGTAGAAACTCTTTGTGCTTTAATAAGCTAGATAAAACCTTTACTTGAAAACCGATACCGTACTGCTGTAACTGATTTAAATTCGACATAACTATTTATACTTTTGTAGATTGTGAAAATGATTAAAAAGCCAGGTTTGTACATTTTGGATTGAGTTGCCTAACTCATCCTCATGATACAATGTAAGAAATTTCTGTGAATCATAGCCTTTATTTGGGTTGAGTAACACACTTTTTACTTCCTCTTCTGCTTCTTCTGGTATATTAGGCCTCTTTAGATCCATGAGCCTTTGATTGATTCTAAGTTGAAACTCGAAGTTCTTGATCGACTCTAGTATCTTTTTCCTACCATCACACTTTGCTAGAACATCATCTAGAGTTACTAGATCATCTTTCGCTAACTCAGGAAACTCTTTCAACATTGTCTTAGAACCGAGTCCTTTTACACCAGGTATATTATCTCCAGAATCACCTAACAATATCTTTTGTGTCAAGAAGTTGTTAGGGCTAACACCATACTCAGTAAGCACTAGATCATGATCATAGAACTTCTTCTTTGTAGGCGAGTAGACTGTTACCTTATCAGACACTAACTGTAAGTAGTCACGATCACTGGACATGATTGTAACTTCACCAGTAAGCTTTTGACTAATATAACCAATAACATCATCTGCTTCTATCTTGTCAATAGAGATCATGTCGACTGGTAGTGTCTTTAGATACGAGATTAGTCTTACTAATTGTTCAGTAATAGAGTCAGACTCTTCTTGCTGTGATTCAAATGAATCCCAAGTAGTAACTCTCGTGAGTCCACGATTAGCTTTATATTCTGGGTAAATGTACCTTTTGTTTGTAGATGAGCCTTGCCCATCAAACACTACAATCACTCTAGTTGGTCTAACTAATTTAATAACATAGCCTAACGACCTTAAAAAGCCAGTTAAACCACCAATATGTGATAGGTCTTTGTTAACCCAACCAATAGCAGCGAATGCTCTCAAGAAGGTGTTTAGCCCGTCTATTAATAGCACTCGACTGTCTACTGAGTCTAGGGCCTTCTCCTCTTTTAAAGAGTCGAATATTTTTTTGTATTCTTTGTTCATTAATCTTCTGTGTCAAATATATCAGGTGATAATCCAGTTTCTTCTTCTACTACATCGAAAGTGCTTGATCCAAGGACCTTCATCCATTGATCAGAGTACTCTTTCTTATAGTTATCAAGCTCTTTCTTATCATCATTGATAAACCCGTGCACAGTCATAATGACCTTATTAACAGCTGTAACACCAGTTACGTGATTCTTGTCACAGCTAATTCTAGTTCTCTTAGCGAACTCTACTTCTTTACCATTCTTGGTAGCCTTGATCTTGTTTGTACCTGCTCTTGCAATGTTACCAAATGTGATAACTAAAGATGAGTCAAAGTACATGGTGTTACCACCTTTGTTATTGAGTGTAGGCTGACCCATTGGTGAATCAGGCTTTGCTA